AGATCGAGATGGGTCAGGCATGGGTAAGATATCTTCTCCAGGGAGCTTAAATCTCCCTCACCTTCACGAGACAATATCCCTTCTCCTCCGAGTAAACCTTCTCCACTATGATCCTGTAGAGCTGGACATCGTCCTCCCAGATGATCCTGTTCAGTGAATCCAGGAGAACCTTGGAAATGTTGTCGGAGTCACGTTTTCGCAGATCAGGCGGGTACGCAATGATCATGCATTCGAGCTTCATCGGTTCAGGGTAGAGCGGCAGCTCATCGTGACTGAGCTGAAGCATGAGATGCTTCCTCATGTGACGCTTGTAGTCTTTTCCCTCCTTGGACACGACCATGCGGTTTCTCCATGCCCTCCAGTAACGGTTGATCGATGGAGGCCAGGGAACCTCGATCGTCAGTGGTGCTTCCTGAATGTGACCTCGTCATGCTGAAGAAAAACCCAGATCAGGAAACCCAATCCGGCAGCAATGGAAACTATGTAGATTAAAACAAAGATGAATTCTAAGCTCATCTCCCTCCTTGGATCTGAGTAGCAGGGGCCCCAGGATTACGAAGGGCCCCCTAGAGAAGCTATCTCCAGAAAACCGGCCAGGAGAAATGCTTAACCTGGCCGGAAAAGGAGATAAAACATGGCCGGTGTTACAACGCCACCTCCGGCTGGGCGATCTCAGGTTCCTCCGTCTTCCAGGGAAGCTTCCTGCGCTCCCTGAAAACCATCTTCTTCAATGCAGCAGTCCTTGTAAGTGCATCGCTATGCTCCTTCTTCTGGTTGGAATCCAGAAACCGGGGATCCGTATGCACTAGTCGAGACAACCCTCTCCGCATCGCTTTCTTCAGCTCCTTATGCATTGCTTTCTCTGAAACTTCAGCCTGTTCCACGGCTGGGACGTACTTGTAGCCCATCCCAGGCTGCGATACCAGAAGCACCTTGTACTCCGAGAGGAGCAGCTCCTGGAAACGCTGGTTCTGAGTCATGTACGCGAGCTGAATCTGGTCAGCCTTACTCTTGAGTGTGTGTGGTTCAATCTTTTCCAGACCAAACTTTTCAAACAGCCACTCATGAGTGACAACGTCACCAGGCTCGAACTTCTCTGCAATAAAATCCTGCACGGCTTGCTTCCATGCAGGGAAAAGCATTGTTTCTTTTTCTTTATTCATGGTCCTCTCCGTTTGGTTTCCATTCCTTTCCCTTCCAGTCCTATCCAATCCCTTCCGTTCCGATCCTATCCCGTCCCCTCCTCTCCCGTCCATTCCGCTCCGCTCCCTTGCTTACCAGTCCTTTGCGGTCCTTTCCCTTCCAGTCCTTTCCTATCCTCTCCCCTCCGTTCCGTTCCGTTCCGCTCCTCTCCAGTTCCTTCCACTGCGCTCCGCTCCAATCCGTTCCGCTCCACTCCATTAAACAATCTCGAAACGTCCGTATCCATTCATTCGGTTCTCGCAGAGTCCCTCGATTTCACCGCCTAGACGGATGATGTCAAGAACCTCCTGCATATCCATGATCGCCTCATTGACGAGGAGAGTGAACGTGAGTGCCCACTCCCTGAAAATCGGTCTGCAGCGCATTACCCTGGAACCCTGAACAACGACAGATCGGATATCGTGATATCCGCCTGACTCCCACATCCGATCCTTGCTCTTTGGCCCGTTGTACTCAATCGGAACTTCAGGCTCCAGGATCTGCACTCCACGCTGAATGTGACGGCCGCGCCTGCTCAACTTCGCGGAGGATCGAATCGTAGCTTTTATTGCATTTCCCGGCATGATCGGAACATCCTTGAAATAGAGCCCTCCTTCCCATTCAATACGGAAAATCTGAGCCCAGTCATCATCCGTTTTCTTTCGTTTTGAGGTAAATTCAGCAATCTCCTTCTTTAACGGACTCAAAGGATTGGAAAGCAATTCCGCATGAACCATGAGCGGACTCGTCCCTTTAAGTTTGATTTCCTCTCTCTGCATATTCTCTCCTTAGAATGGGATATCGTCACCAGTTGATGGTGCGCTATAGGGTTTGTAGTCCTTCACTTGAGGCTCACCCTTCCGATGGTGAATCACCATGTTCAGACGCTTGCCCTGGAGCTTTCTCATTGCCTCGAACAGGGCTTCGTCATCCTGGATCTTCTCCTTCCAGTCAAATGCCTTGAGGAGCTTATTTAAATGCTCCCGTGCTATGTTCACTGCAGTCTCGTTGGGATTATCCAGGTTCAGACGCTCCCAGTGCTTCCGGTTCATCATCAAATGCTCGATGATGAGAAACTGAAGCTCCAGGTAGTGACCGTTACCGGCTTTCGTTTTCTTGTAGTCCCAGAGGTCTAAGACAATGGGGTACTCGCCTTCGGGCAAGTCTCCATACTCGCTCGAAAAAGTTTCATCGGGATCAAAGAATGCATCTCTAGGCATGGGCCCTCTCTCGTTTCTTGAATTGATTTAAATGTTTGGAAAACTCCTCGTAGTCCATCTTCAATGGATCCGGGAGTCCCAGGCGGTTCTTTGCCAGGTGAGTGGGCTGATCTACCGATCTCAAAACCCTGTCTCCTCCATGAGCTAGGTTTCGCGTAGCACCGAACTTGCCTGCTTCCTGGGTTGTATAGACATCCCAGGTCGCGAATAAACAGGCATCTGACCACTGAAATAACTTTGCGGCTGACTTGTAATGAAGCTGGATGCCCCAGCGGTTGTAGGACTTCTCTCCAGGGTTCTCCACCTGGAGTATTGCCGCATGGGCAATGAGGATTACATCCATCTTCTTAGCATCCCTGATCTTGTCGAGCTTCGAGATGATCTGCTCGATGAAGTTCAAGGCTGCAACGTAGCCTTTCCCCCACTCAAGCTCTGCAATATTGTCAACCGACTTCGTCTTGCAGACATGACGGTGAATGATTCTCTCCAGCCAGTCGATCGAATCGATCACTAGCGTTTTATAATCATGCTTCTCCTCGTAGATAAGCTTCAGGGTATCGATGAACCCCATGTAGTCGCTCTCATTAAGCGGAATCGACTCTGCATCGATTCCTCCCAGACCTCCCTCGATGTCGAGAAAGATCGGCTTTTCAGCCTTGGAAGCCCAGGTGCTTTTTCCTATCCCTCCGAGACCGTAAAGCACGATCCTCGCGGTATCGGCTTCAGGTCCACTGTGAACAATTTCCTTTAATGTCATAAATCCTCTCTCAATTTATGGTTTGATCCATTCGCGGTTCCCATTAGGGTATTTGATCAATATGTGACCCTTTTTCCGACCCTCCTGAGAACCCTTCTTCCCTTTATTCCAAGGCACATCACCCTTTTTAAAATAATTCTGCTCCTTTCCTTTCTGTTGTGGATAACGAATTCCGGTCTTTAAAATTATCTCTGTTTTGAAGCACCCGCATGATTTTACTTTTCCACAAATTACGGGAGATTTGCGTATCACTTTTTCGTTCCCGCATTCACAACGGAACCAATAATAAGACGCAAAATATTGATCCGAATGAGAAAATCTAATTGCTGTTAGTCTTGTCCCTTCTATTTTTTTATTGAGTTCCATTCTTCTTGTTGAGCAGCTGCTCTGTGTACCTGTTAATCTCATCAATCTCTTTCTGGGAAAGGCCCTTGCCCTTCTCAGCCTTCCTGATCCACTGCGGGACCGAATCGATGATCCGGTTCTGGGTCTCCAGGACCATCAGGACGGTGCGTCCGAACAGCTCCATCCTCTCCATTACTTTCCTGTTGACCTCAGTCTGCATTTCAAGGGCATCCCGGAAGCTCTCGATGATTACCTTCATGTCATTAGCTTGCATAACTCACCTGACTCATAACAGATTCCAGATTTGATCCGTGATCGGCATGGCACTGCTCCCAGAACCCGCAGTTTTTCTCCGAGCAGTAGCGTGATCCACGGTTCAAGGGATACCATCTCGCTTGAATCGCATGCTCATGCTCCCGGTAGGCTTCTATTGCCAGGTGGAGATCATCCGCTGTCAGATTCACAGGCATGCGAATCCAGTAAGGCTTCTTTGTTTTGACCAAGATCATCAGCTCGGCCTGGGGAATGTTCTTGAGCCCCTTCTGCCACATCAGGCCCATGGCGTAAGTCGCAAGCTGCTGACGGTAGCCGTGCGAAGGCTTCGATGGCTTCTGACCCGCAGTCTTTGCATCGAAGATGAGCCACTCCTCACCCTCCTTCTGGAAGGCAGGAAGCTCCCGCTTGGCAATCAGATCCGGGTAGCCGATGATCGGCAACGAAAGCCCGTGGATCTTGATATTGATCTTGGGCTGGATCGTCACCGGCTCATAGTTGATGAACTCCTCGAACTGACCGAAGAGATCCTGATCGATGATTCTAAAAGATAGATCCTTAATCGAATCCCACTCCTCCGGTTTCAACTCCTGCTCAAATAAGGACTTCTCATCAGCAACGTACTTCGACATGACGTTCTCTGGAGCAACCCTCGGCATGTTGACGTTCATGTAGTTCGAGTGGATCGCATTCACCGCAGCATCCACCATCCCTCCTGCAATGAAAGACTCCTTCGTCTTTTCATGCATCTGATCGATGTACTTGTATTTGAACTGCTGACCGCAGTCCACGCGCTTAGAAAGTGCGCTGTTAGAGTAGTGTTTCATAGCTTCTTAATGTGCCCGCCAGCGGAGAGGTAGCTCTGCATTGCCTCTTCAATCTCCTCCCTGGAAATCTCCCCGGCTGAACGGGCGTAAGATTTAATCCGGTCTCGCTCCATGTAATCCCTCATCGTTGGCCCTCTAGTTTCAACACTTCGGTTGTGGTTCCAGACATCTCTTCTTGGCAACGCGAGGAGCAAAGCCAGGTTGTCAACATAGTCCCTTGGAATCGGTCTGGCTCCTCGCATCCATGAACTTAAAGACGATCTTGGAACACCAAGGCTCTTCGCCAGAGTCTCATGCAATAGACCAAGCTTATCCGCTCTGGCCTGCAGGATGGTCACGCTCAAGTTCCTCCCTGGAAAATAGAAGCGTGTTTCGTGATTTGTAAACTGGTTCAAGGATTTTTTCCTTAACCCGTCTCCTTACTTGATCTACAGAGATACCAAGAAGCTTCGCTGCTTCAGTAGAATCTAAAAGATTTTCTTTAAGCCGACTTCCCATAGACTGATAAACTGTCGAATAGTTAAACTGTAGAAAACATGAAACCACACCTCTAAACAGATGTCAACAATATTTTTTGGGAGGAGAACTCTCAGGAAGAGAGAATGAAGAAAAAGAAGAGGAAACTTAAATCAATACGTCCACACCCACGGCCTTTTCCCTGGTTTTGATTCTACAGATGTCAGGTTGTCTACATGCAAAAAGCGTGATTTATACTCACCCTTCTGCTGCCAGCCGAATCCCGTCATCCCAAGCTCCTTCGCAATCTTGGCAACAATCGTTGCATCGTCTCCATACAATCGCAGATCCGCTGCCTTACCGTGTGTGTGTGGACCCGTTCTTCCAGTCGATGAGATTTTATCATTGTAGCTAGGATCACGATAGCCGCTGTTTACCCAGATGGGCCTGCCATACTCTAGTCTGATCTGTTCGAGCAATTCCATGAAAACCTCATCCATGTTGCAAAGGCCCGTTCCCTTGCACTTCAGTTCATCCTGAGTGAAATGAGGTGTCAGATATCTACTCGCCATAAACGCTCCATAAAGCAAAACAGGTTGTACAAAGAACTCACGCCTTGTCAGGCTTCTCGGGAAGCAGCCGCTGCTTAACCAGGCGAACCACCTCGTCATCCAATTTATTGGAGGATCTCTGAACAAGGTACTCTAGAACGGCAATTACAATCTTTATGATCGTCTCATCTTTAAATAAAGTAACGACTTTCGCGATCATAGCCTCTTGCCCAGCTCAAGAGCTGCCGTTTTGATGATGTCCTGGACATCCACATTATCTCCAATCTGCTTTTTCATTGCCTGTTTCACCTGATCGCCTGTCAGGTTGTTGTCCTTTGATTTAACCAGTTCCCAGAATGCGCTTATCATAAAATTAATTGCTATAGGATGCATATTCTCCTCTCGTATATAACGAAGTTCAGGCCACACTGAGATTAAAAATCCAGTCTCGCCATTTCTACCTTGTCCTGAAGATCATCCAGCTGATACATGACTAACTTCATGTCTCCCTGAAGATCACTCACACTCATCATCAACCAGACAAGGCAACTGATAACAACCGCTGCAAATAAACCGCTTAAACCCGCGATTAGTTTCTTCTCCATATCATTCAGCCTTCTTGATTTTTGCGTCCATTTGCTTCAGCTTGGCCGTGCAAACGTCAACTACGAAATCAATGATCACTGGTAAAAGGTCACGGAAACTAAGCGCGATTAGAAATGCAATAATGTATTCAAATTCCCGGTAATCCTCTAAATAAGAAACCTGAAATATGTAATAAACGAAGAGCATCCCGCTAGCCATGTATACAATATTCCTGCAGAAATTCGCCCATCGTGTTTTACTTGAGTTAAAAAATACGAGAAGGGAATAAGCTATAACAAACACACACATTAAAACGAAATTAAGGTTGCTGTAAATCCAGCTTAGACCGTTCAGTTCTTCGTCCATTATCTTTTAGGATGTGCTCCACCATGAGTGCGATAGTCAATATCATGTTGCAGCCCTTTTGTCTCTATCTTACAGGCAATTTCTTTATATTTTACCAGTGCCTCTTCACACTCGGATTGCAATATGAGTTGTAAAGTTTCCTCATAGTTGTCATTGGTGTCATCCATTTCGTGATCAACTATTTGATATAATTTCTCTGCTCTCTCAACTATTATCCGTTCAACATGATCACTAAATCCTAGTACAACATAAGATAAATAAACGATTACTATTACCAATACCCAGACCACTTTACTGACTGGTACAGCTAAGACAGGTTCATTGTTTACTTTCTCAGCCACTAATATCTCCTACGTCTTGATTCAGCCTCCCTTATACCAGCCTCTTTAGCTACACTCTTATCTACATCTGCTACATCTCCACTTATTCCGTCCAGTTTCGTTTCAATTTTAATAGCAAATATATCGAGCGTGTCCTTGTGTTGTTTAGTCATAACCTTAATCGTATTCATTTGATTAAGTACAATGTATGACATGATTCCTAGCATCAATCCTGTAATGCCATGTGTTTCCAAAATGCCAATAAGCGAGTCAATCATTTCTTAACTTTTTCAACCTCTTTTTCGTTGCTCTCAGTCGAAAACCAGTAGCTGCTCGACTTGCCAAAATTAAGCATTAAGGCACCCAAAACAACGCTGAGTGAATTCATTAGTCCTTCCTCGATTACACCACCTCCGAATATCAAATAAATAACATATCCAATCAGAATTACTTCACCAATTGTGAGAATAAAACGAGCTAACCAGCGGTAGAAAATGATGTTCACGCCTTCTTAGACTCTGCAACTTTCAGATCAGGTTTTGTTGCCTCTTCCGATTTCTCCAAGATTGCCTGACGGTATCCTCGGGCCATTGCTCTCTGTTCGACCAACAAAGGGATCTGTTGGTCAAGCTTGGCAATAACGGCTTCTATTTCTTCCAGGGTCTTCACGGTGTGATTTTCCCTAAATGCGCTTCATAAGCGGCTTTAACCTCATCAGTCCAGAGTGGTACAAGCTCATCGATTTTTGCCTGTTCTGAAGCAGGCAGTGCCTGATACTCCGCACGATCTGATGGTGTTTCAGTGGGATTCAATCCAAACGCCAGTTCGGATTCGGCTATGACCTTATCATCCTCGATGATTTGTTTTTTCCCGATGATCTGCAGGGTTTTATGCCTCTGAACGCTGATGTGTCGGATCAGCTGTGTTTTTGTGATTGCCATTTCTTAATCCTTTTTAAATAGATTCGACTTGATACGAAAACGATGCCGTGATGCCACTGGCATTACTGTTCGTCCATCCATTGTTGTTGTTACCCAATGCAAAAATAGCAATAGTGCCACCATTTGTCGCATATCCCCGCACATCACCAGATCCTCCACCATATGAGAGGACTGAATTATTATTTACAACATACATAATATTTGCGATTGCATAATATCCAGTGTCAGACGAAACAGTGTAGGGTAGATTGGTAACAGTGCGGTAAACCTCAGAACCAGTTCCGTACAAATCAACAAAAACATCTACCCAATACCCTATCCGTTTATACCAACCCCGTTCAGAGGAGAGTGATGTAATCCCCGTACATGCTGGGGTGAATGCAATCCAATCAGATGTACTAATAGCGGTCTCTCCAATAACTCCTGACCTCGTACCTGAAACTCCGATTATTCCTGACATTCTATCCTCCTATGTCCAGTCTTGGTCGATGTAAGAAACATACCAATCCACATTCCCAGCGGAATTATATGCTTCTAGGTGATCAGTTTCCTGCAACACGAGTCTATCATTCCAAACAAACGTGCCATTAGCAGGTAGCGGCCCACTTTGTACCAGTTGAATGTCCTGACCACTACCATCGATAACCACTCGTAGGTTTATATTTTCAGCCGCACCGCCCTGATCATTTGCAACCACAGAAATAACTGTGTACAGATGACTAGCAACTCCATTTATTAATACCGCCCACGCATCACTATTTGCGTGAATGTAAAATCTTTTAACAATCTCACTCCCGCTTCCGGTTGGAATTGTCATTTTAAACTCCGGTTAGTATCCTAGTATTAAAGATTGATAACGCTGAGAAAAACCCCCTTTCTCGTAGATTTTCCCAGCTGTTCCTGTATAGATTGATCCGTTGCCTGCAGTCACGTTACCGCTTGCATCGATCTGCAGATCATTCGCTGCTTCAAACGCATTGTCTGTATTGATCGCAAAGACATCCCCGGAATCATCAATACCAATAACTGTCTTCAATGTTGTATGGCCGAATGTGATCGTTCTGTCAGTTCCATCTGCATCGGGTCCTATCGACAGTCCGAGCAATTCCGGACTATCACCTGTTCCGACCCCAATAGAAGTTCGGAGCGTTCCTCCACTTTCAGCTACTGGATCAGTAGATCCATTACCAACAATCATCTGCCCGTCAGATAAAACCCCCATAGGTGTAATTGCACCTGTGCCAGATCCAAGAAGGACTCCACCATCAGTTAATGATGAAGCACCTGTTCCACCATCAGCAACTGCTACATCTGTACCTCCTGCACGATAAATCCTATTTCCCTCGATATTAACTTCACCAGCACTAGCTCTGGAAAGCGTCGTGTCAGTAGCATGACCAAGCTCAATATGACCGGGAAACACAACAGAGGAAGATGTTATTGTTGCATCAGGAGCAATCGTGAAATGAGATACAAAGGAACCACTGATCTTGGAATCCAGCGTTACCGTTCCCCCATCGGCAACAGACAATCTCCATTTATCTGCGTTGTCATCTCCCTCATCTGCATATAAACCAATATTTAATCCTGCTCCTTCAACATTTGCCTGAAAAAGAAGGGTGTTATCGCCTGCCGCATCATATTCAATGCTGACATCCGAATCAGTCCCGAAGTAGAGCTTGGTGTCATCCAGAGCAAGGATGCTGGAGGTTGTATATAAAGAACCCGTATATCTTAGAATGTGACCGGCAGCAGCTCCGGAGGTGCTAAGAATTCCAGAAGTCGCAGCGGAAAGCGTCACATCACCATCAGCATCAAAAGCCAGGAATTTGCTGGCTCTATCATCTTTAGTTCCTGTTACCGTTGATGCAGCTGCAGCTGTAGAATCAAAGGTTGCCGTTGCCGCAAATGAGAACTGACGGCTGATTTCCTCATTCAGCTGCTGCGAAATCATCGCTGCTTTATCGAAGTTCTGCTCCAGAGTCTCTGCATCCAGGAGATCGTTGACTGCATAGTCTGTAGCCTGGGAGAAGGTCATCGACCTCGTAAAGGTGATGAGATCATCGGCTGCAAAGAGAGCAGCCGCAGTCGAATCTACAAAGGTCATCGTTCCCGAAGCACCCGCAGCCGACAACGTGTAGTGTGTGGTTTCGGTTAGAGTAGTATCAACTCCAGCCCTGGTCTTGGTAACGACTACCTCGGAGGTTGCCAGGTACTTGAAAGTCACAGCAAAGGTTACACTGGTATGACTATCAGCCAGGCTCGATACGTTCGCGCTGGTGATCGTATACTGGACGTTTGGAGTTACTGCGGTGACGGTCATTTGATCCCCATCATGTAGAGTGGACTTGCCTTGCGAAGCGGTGAAGTCGATGGCCTCATGCCTCGCATGTGCTGCTGGTTATAATCTCTTTTCATTCTCCGCTCCCTCCTTCTGAGAGTCCCTGGATTAAGGAAGTTCTGGATGTTATAGATGAACATGTAGTCCAGAGCCGTGCGTGTATACCAGAGGTTTGCAAACGGAGCCATCCTGATCGCGTTGTTGAATGCCTTTGCTGCTGCATCGTCTCCCTTTGCCAGCATGGTGAAGAACTGAGCCCAGTCCGTGACGAGATCCATCCCCGGCCCACCAACGACATCTGCTACTCCTCCTCCGTACCTCTGGAAATCATTGAAGATGAAATCTCCTGCGATTCCACCAGCTCCAGAGAAGATGAAAGCAGCCGCCCAGGTCTTTGGATCATCAAGCGGTTTAGGCTGTTTTCCCTTGAGCATATCTTTGGCACTCATCGACACATAGCCGATCGCGGTCAGTGCTGCAAGGTTTCCAATCGTATACATTTTACCCTGCTGGGCATAACGGGGTCCGAGCTTGCGTAGATAGACCAATGGGAACGATCTGAACTGCCATATAGCAACCAAAGAGGAATATTTGAAGGTTCCCCTTTGAGCACCCTGAGTCATGATTGCACGGTCAGCTGCATCGGGTTCCGGGATCGCGATCCTCCCCTCCTGGACAAAAAAAGATCTGAGCTTCATTGCGAGGTCACGCATCGATCTTTTATCTGCAAGTCCCATCTCGGGAGAATCGGCTGCACGTTCGAGGAGATCCGGAGTGAAGTACTGCTTGGCATTGAGATCAAAACTTTGCGAAGGTGCAGCATCAGGGAGAAGGTTTCCTTCTGCATCAATTGTTTTCACACCCACATCTCTCATGACCATCCAGTCACCTTCATCGATGTTGTATTGCCTAAGAA